ACCATTTGGTCTTGAGACCAAGTGACTTCAGGTTCAGCCGTGACAGTCATTTCATTCCTCCAGTATCAAGTCGTTGTTTAATAAATTTAATCTGTTCGGGGGTTAATATTTTCAAAGCTTGTGAAGCTTTTTCGTTACTATAACCATAGTATTGTTTAATGATTTCAAGGTCTGTGACTTTATCCTTTCGGAGCCAGGGACTGAATCTCTTCTTTTTCCTAAGTGTATTTAGATAAAAAGAATATTGGAGGTCTTTATCTAGATGATGATTAATGTTCATTTCGTTAACAAACATTATACAATCAAGATTACCTGATAGACAACGATTGATAATATATGGAGGATAATCCTTCTTTACATCAGGATCTTCCATCAAATTTTCTTTAGTAAAATTGATGGAGTTTAACCAATCTTTTAATTCAATACTCATAGTCTTGTAACTTCCCAATGTATTGATAGATGAGATCCATCTTAAATTCATATGTATGTCCTTTCTCATCCTGTAGATAGAAAGGCATATTTGGATAAAGAGATCTGAAGTAATAGTATTGATTGATCATCATGTAATCATCATCAATCCATCTCTCTCTTTCTAGTTCTTCTTCAATCATATCGAATCAAGGATCTAACTGGAACATTAGGAATATTATCTCTACCATTTAATTCATTTAACTCTATTATAAACCCACAACCTACCACCAGACCACCTGCTTTTTCTATTAAGTTTACTGAC